TCGTTGCTCCAGCAGTCAGGGCCAGTGATGTTGTCACCGTCATAAGACTTAGCGTAGAAGATACGGCTGACCTTGGGGGCAGCCTTGACGATGATAACGTCCAAGAAGCGCTCGTCAATAGAAGCGATCTCTTTGCCACCGGCCAGCAACCGGAACACACCGCCTTTGATGGAGATGCGCTTGGTGCTAGTGCCTACGCCACCGCCCGTGAGGGCTTTGGCTGTGTCAGACAACTCGTTGTTGCGTGCGAATGAGGGAACATTGGAAGGGTTGAATAGTGCGATATTAGTCATGATAAGTTTACTTGGTTGGTTTAGTTACGCGAATCTCAAACTCCGTTACAGAGTTCAAGCCCGGCGGGAGAGAGCCCGGGTTCTCTTCGAGGTACCGTGCCATGTTGGTTTGCGCGATGCGTTTCTCCAGCAAGTCCACGACTTCATGCTCAAGAATAAACTTCTTGAATGAGTCCCAGTCCTGCGTGTTGTAACGCGTCTTGGTCACCATTGACACAGTTCCAAAGGAAGTCTGCACGGACTTGACGCCCATGGACTTCATCTGGTCTTTCATCGCAAAGCGGACTTCATCTTGCTGTGCCTTCAGAGTCTCGATTTGAGTGTCGTACTCTTGAGTCAGCAGGTCGATGCGCTCCTTGATTTTGCGATAGATTTTTGCGAGCCTGTCCAGAGGTACTGGCTCTTGGTTTTGTTCAGACATTGTGCTTTCTCCTGTATTTGTTTTTGTCTAAGGTTTGACAGTTTACATAAATTTTTGTGTGTTGCAACCCCCTTTCATGAATTTATTTCTGTGTCGAACATCTCTGTAAGTAAAGAGTTGTCACTTACTTTGGCTTCTAATGCTTTAAACATCTTCTTCTCGATTGGGCTACCTTGAATGTGTATCACAGTAACTTTGTCGGAGTCTTGACCCTTGCGATCTGCTCGTGCTATGCACTGCACGTACTGCTCCACGCTCATCAGTGGCCCATAGAACACCACAGTGTCAGCGGCAGTTAGGGTAATCCCGTGGGCACTAGCTTGCGGTTGCATCACCAACACGCGGGGATCAGGTTCGCTTTGGAATCTCCTGATGGTGTCTGCGCGTTTGGGTGGTGTCACACTGCCGTGGATGCACTCGTTGGCGATGCCCTTCTTCAAGAGGTGGTTGTGGATTGAGTCGATGGTGCTTCGGAACAAAGCGAAGATGATTACTTTGCGGGTTGTCTCCTCCAAGATTTCCTCAAGCACACCAAGGCGAGGCGCTGAGTCGAACTCCACAACTTCCTTGTCATCGGTATAGGCCGCACCACAACTGATCTGCAACAGCTTACTCACACCTGCTGCAGCGTTCACTGCACTGATCGTCTCGCCTGCCGCATACACCATCATTTTGTCTTTGAGCATGTTGTAGTACTTGGCTTGCTGTGGCGTCAGCGGAACTTCTCGCGTCATGGTGATGACAGGCGGTAAGTCAAGGCACATCTCTTTGGTAAAGCGGATAGCGGGTTGCAGTGCCTCATGTACCAATTCTGGTGCGTTGGCTTTAGCCGCCCACTTAAACATCGTCACCTTGTGCATGACCTGATCGCGCCACGCAGTGAAGAACTTGGGCACACCATCGGGGTTAACCAACTTGGCCAAGCCGTACGCATCCGCAGGGGACTGCGATGCGGGTGTACCCGTCATCATCCACAGGAACGTGTTGGGTTTGATGATGGACTTCAACGTCTTCCAACGCTTAGTCGTCATGGTCTTGTAGGCGTTAGCCTCGTCGACAATCACTAAATCAAAGCGTCCATCGTTATTGATCTCGTCAGCGATCAGGTTTAGCCCATCGTAGTTGGCGATTACAAATTCGTAATCTTGTTGAACCATCTCAATGCGGCGACTAGCCTGCGAGTGGTGCGCGACAATGGCAGAGCGATGGATGATGCTGTTGTTTAGATCGCCAAGCCATGCAGACTGCATGATCGACAAAGGACACAGTATCAAACAGCGCTGTACTTCACCGCGTTGCATCAGGTAGTCAGCCGCCCATAGCGCAGATAAAGTTTTACCAGTACCCGGCTCGCTAAACACAAAGGCTTTGCGGTTTAGCGTCAAGAAAGATGATGTATCAATCTGATGTGCCATGGGTTTATATTTCCCCGGCCAGTTGTATCGCCTAGTGATAGGCGACTGTATGTTTTTCACACCTAGGTTACGCAGAACCCGACACTCGTCAAGACCCCAATAGACAGCGACATCAAAGCCGCCATCCATACGCTCTATGATTTTGTGTTTTGGGATTACCTGATATTTTTCTGGGTTGCGGGTGCGAAAGACAAGTGCTTTGTCCTCGATGATTTCCATGCTTTCTCCGTTTATTTATTATCTGATCTGTTCGCTGACTTACTTCGCATACGAAGGTTGCCCTTCGCTGACGTACCGCCTGAGCGCATGGGCTTGATGTGATCCACATCTTTGCCGTCACCCTTGGTGGCTGCACCCGTCTTCTCCATTACCCGCCTAGCCTTGACTCGGCCTGCGCGTTTCTTGATCTGCTCGGGTGTGCCTTGGTAGTTGTCGTATTCTGAACGATAGTTACGTGTTGCCATGATTAAAATTCCTTTTGGGTTTTGTTACGAACTTCGCTCAGGCTGTACACTACACGATGCTCATGCTCGCCGCCTTTATGCGCCATTACGTCTGCGATAAGTCGCATTGACAAAATCGTAGCGCACTCTATGTGCAGGCCGATTGTTCCGTTGCTAGAAATATCGTGCTGGTTTAGTCGAACATACCCATCATGCACCACAGCGCTATCGCAAGCGCGTAATGGGTCACCGCAAACATGGCACATGTCTGGGAATGCGTGGTCAATAACGTGGCGTTGTAAAAGTGACATAACTTTCCTTTAATGTCTAACAGGGGGTTTAATTAAATCCATGATGGACTGCTCAGTCTCAGCGACCATGATACGCACTTTGTTTTGCGCTTCAAAGTTTGACATGGCTGCTTGCTTCGAAAACTGTTTTGTGATGGTCACCATGACGGCTCCATCTGATTTGCTGTCAAGCATTACTTTGTTCTTATTCATCACGTCTTGCAGTGCCTCGGCCATGTTGTTGGCTTTGGCTGTCCACACGTTGACTGTGCGGCCTTCGTCTGAGTCTGACACGATATCGATGTCGTAAATGTGCATAGTTTTCTCCTTAATGTTTTGGGTGATTTTCACAGGTTGTTACGGGACACCAAGGACACAATGGTGAGGGTCTTGGGTTCCATACGCCTGAAGCATGCGCTTGCTCAATCCGCGCTACGCGTTGGCGATACTGCCACCACTCAGCATCGGCTTGGTCAACCGTATATGACGCTCTTACCATGTCATCCTTGACCACGAACAGCAAAGCTGCGTTGACCTTTCGGATGTGTGGGAAGTGGGCGAATACCATGAGCGCCATCAGTTTAAGTTGCTCACGATCGGGGTACTTGTTGTTGCCTGTTTTGTAGTCCACAACCCAACAAGTTAAGTTGTCGTCGTCCACGATGAGCAAGTCAGCAATACCGCGAAGCCACACGTCCTTGCCAAGAAACTCACAGGGGTTCAAGTCCACAGTCAACCCCATCTTGTGCTCGCACAGCTTCCTTCCGGGCTTGACGTTCAGAGCATCGAGCGTGTCCTTGATGTACGCAAACTCTGGTGGGATAGGCTTGCCTTCCTTGATGTAGAGTTCAGCCGCCTCGTGTAGTACCGTGCCGTAGCGCGTCGCTTCAGTCTCTTGGAACTTGTAGTTCTTTAAGACCTTTACTTCGTGATACCTACGGGCGCAGCCCTCGTAATCCTTGAGGGATGAGTGGCTCCATGTAATTGGCTTGGTCATTCAAACTTCGCAGTCTTTATTGCTACTGTTAATCGGTTGGCAAACTGTGTGACAAACGCCTCGTTCTTGTTGAGATCGTACTGCCCCATGTCCTCCAATATGGCGTGGACAACCTCATGCCAGAACGTGTCAGCCAACTCATCCTTGCTGAACCTACGCCCTGTGATGTTGCTGGTCTTGCCAAGCCGGATGCACTGCTCTGGGTAGAACGTGCGTCCCATATCTCGGCGGTGAAGCATGGCTTCCACCACCTCCACGCTGTACCATTTCTTGCCCACACGCATACGCGTTGGTAATCTCATACTTTCTCCTTTTAGTTTTTTGCTAATCCATAACGACGATGAGCACCACCGTCAGCGTCCAATGGGATACCCTGCATATAGGGCGGCTCCATGACCATCTGAGCCAAGACCCAAGTCTTAGCTTCCTCAACCTCTGCCTCGGGTACAACAACGATCTGCTCGTCATGCACCGTTCCCGCCACAAAGTACCTCTTTGCGGTTCGTAGCATCCCATCCGTCATCACAATACGCGCAGTGCCCTGCACCACATTGTTCGTGATCTTGCCTGCGTACAGCTTGGTAGCGTCTGGCCCGTATATCCACTGGCTCCTACCTTTCTCGTCCT